GCTGGGGGAGGAACCTCTAGTGAAAATGCAATTGTCGCTGTACATCACGGTGAGGTAGTTTTATCGTGTAATGGTAGTACAAGATTGACTACCACAAATACAGGAGTTGACATAACTGATAATCTAAAGGTTGCTGGTATAACTACATTTTCTGATGATCTAAATGTAGATTCAGGTAAGACTCTCGTTTTAAATTCAAATGGTAATGTTAATAATCCAGTAATAAAAATTAATGGTGCTGGTCCTAATATTATTCGATTTGCAAGTGATGCTAGTGGAACTGTTGATGCTGATTCTATAGATTTAGCCTATAGAACAAGCCCTAATACTATTGCTTTTAGAAGATCTAGTGATGCTGCAGAGTTCTTGACAGTTGATGCTGATGACGGACTAGTACTAGTAAGTAATAATTTAAATGTCACTGGTGATTTGGATGTAGATGGTGCGACCACATTAGATGGACTCACAGTTTCAGAGGCAGCAACATTTTCTGCTGATGTAAATGTAGGTGATGGTTCTGCTGATGCTAGAATTTTAATCAAAAAAGCAGATAATAATACCGCAGATCACATTCAGTTTTATAATGGAACAACAAAAACAGGAGAAATTGGAAGTTTAGATGATACGTGGTTAAGAATAAATCAAGGAGTTGCTAAAAACATCTACACTCCAAGATACATCAGAGCAGATGCTGGCTTCTTTGTAGATGATACTACAAAAGGAATCAATGGGTCTGGAAACTTTATTGGTGGTACAATTGCTGGTGCATCAGATTACAATACATTATTGAGATCTGATCAAGGTGATACTATGAACGGTGACTTGACTGTTGGTGGTAGTTTTGTAAGTGGAAATGAAGGTGGACAGATTAATTTAACGTTAGCACCAAATAGTAATCTTAATGGAAGTCTGGTTATTGATAATTATGTTGATAAGTTAAGAATCTTTGAAGGAAGCGGTGGAACTGCCACAGGAGCACATATTGATTTCTCTCGCATCACAGGTAATCCAATTGATATTGAAATATTCTCAAGTGGTCTAACTGGTGTTGGATATACTGTTACACATTTAAGGTCTTTTGGTATTCCAAATGGTGTCGTAGCAATCAGCACATCAACTCAATCACACATACCACTAACAGTTACAAATAGTGGTGGATTTGCTGCAGATACTACCATTGCAAAGTTCGTGGGTAACAATCATTCTTTACAAATTCGAAATACAAGTACTGGTGATTATACGATAAGAAGTGGTTCTGCGAATAATGCTATTACCTTTTTTGATTCCACAGGTGGAATTGATCTTATTTATTCAGGAACTCGAAAATTAACAGTTCAAAATTCTGGACTTTCTGCAAATGATGAGTTGACATTTGAGAATGATGATGAGGGTGTGACAACTTTTGATGGTGGTAGATTTTATAAGAAAAATGGTGGAGGAATAGCAATTCGTCAATCATCTGGTAATCAGACTCCAATTATTGAATCCAATAATGGAACTCTTCAAGGTACAATATTACATACCGCATCAGCAGTAGAAGTTACTGGGAATTTGAAATTTTCGGGTGATGGTTTACAATTGTCAGATCATTATTTTCAAGGATACTATGACACTGCAAATAGACAAAATTATATACATCTTTATCCAGTATCAACTTCAGATAGAGGAACAAGTGCAAGTACAACTGATATAAGAGCGTGGACAGGGAGTACTTTTAAAGTATTAAAAATAAAAGGCGATGCTGATCCAACTTGGGATGGTAATAAAATAATACATGCTGGAAATGCCTCTACAGAGTTGACACAATTCTTAAGATCAGACGCAAATGATACTGCTACTGGAAGAATAACTCTTACCAATTCAGACGCATACCCTCTTACAATAAACAATACTAACAATGCTAAAATTGTTTTAGCAGGATCAAATAATCCTTATATAAGATTTAGAGAGGGTTCGACTGATAAAGCATATATTCAATTTCACTCAACTAATGGTTTTCAATTAGTAAACGAAGAAACTGGTGAGCGTTTAAAAATTGGTAGTGGTACCAATGGTTTAAAATTCAATATAGATGGCACTGACAATACAGTAATACACACTGGAAATATTGGTAGTAACACAGCTGGTGTTGCAAATCAAATTGTTCTTGGAAATGATAGCACTGGTAGTACTGCAAGAAGACTTGTATTTGCCAGTGCGGATACTGGAACTGTAACCATACAAGCTGATACGGATAGTGGAGCAACTTATACACCATCTACAGGAACTATAACTGCTCAAAATTTTAGTGGTAGTGGATCAGCAATATCAAATGTCAATGCAGCTAAAGTTGTTGTTTCAGATGAATCAAGTGATACGACTTGCCACCCTTTATTTGCAACTACAAATACTGGAAATGCAGAAGTAAAAGTAGGATCAAATCTTTCATTTAATTCATCAACAGGAAAATTAACCGCAACATCATTCAGTGGTACTCATACAGGTGCAAGAACAGGTAATCATGCCACTGACACAGGTAATCGTTCAACAACTGGTTATGTTGAAGCTGGTCGTGGTGGTGGTGGAGTTGCACTGACCGTCAATGATGGATATGGAAACTCAAATATCTGCTTCAACCATAGAAGTGGAGTTCCAGATAATACTGACGCTACAGCAAGTTCTGGAAGAATTGAGTGTTCAGTTGATAGTGACACTGCAAACATGTACTTTGAGTTGTGGGATAGCGTAACTGAAGGCAGTGCAACTGGTAATGCAGGTACTCAAGGTGGAGATGGTCAGAATGGTATTCAGATGCACTTAACAACAACAGGAGTAACAATAAATCCATTTTTGGCAATAAGAAATGAATTACGATTCATAGGTAGTGATGCAGAGTTAGAATTCAATACTGGTGGTCCGAGACTCAGACTTTCAGCAGCAAATACACTTTCTTTTCACACTGGTGGTGGACTTGGAAGTGCAAATGATGAAAGAATGCGTATCACATCAGGTGGTGCTGCATTATTTGGTGGATTAACTGCACAAACAACAGATTCATCAAAACTTGCAGTTCAAGGTGGTGATAGTAATATTGGTATTATTCAAGTTCATGCTGGTGGTGGTGAAACTAATGGAGATCTATCAGGTATTACATTCAGTCATGGTAACGATAATACAACTTCAAGAGCAAAAGCAGCAATTGCTCTTGAATGTGATGGTTCGGGTTATGGAAGAGGTGATTTGTGTTTTTATGTGGATGGCACTGCTGACAACAATAAGGTATCATCAGCAGATGAAAGAATGCGTATTGAATCAGATGGAACCACAAAAATATATAATGATCTTATTGTACAAGCTCCATCTACTACCAATGTGACTCGTTTACATGGTGGGTCAATCGAATTGAATCGATCTACCAATGACGCTTTCATTGACTTTAAGACATCCACAAGTGAAGATTTTGACTGTCGTATTCAAAAAAGTTCGAACCAGTTGCATTTCCTAACTGGTGGTAATGGTTCAACTCAAATAACTATGAATTGCAAAGGTAATGGTGATGTGGATATTCCTAATGGTAAGTTATTTGTTGCTCAAGAAGTATTTTTTAGAAGTGAGTTCAACTTGCAAGGTGCTACGACAGAAGCCACCAAACATATGGATATAGGATTCGAAGGTCACGCATTCAGTATGAGACGCACAACTTATAATGACCAGAATCATGACACATTTTTAAGTGTTACGAATCAGGGTGTGACTTCAATTTCAAATGTTACTAATACTTCTGACGCAAAATTAAAGAAAAATGTTGTAACAATACCTGACGGTGCAATCGAAAATATTAAAAAATTAAGACCAGTGAAATTTGATTGGATTAAGGAGGATAAACTGAATAATAATAATGGATTTATCGCACAAGAATTTAAGGAAGTATTCCCAAATCTTGTATATGGAACAGAATATGATCCAACTCTTATTGATGAAGAAAAAGGAACAAAAGGTGGAATTAAGAGTGAGGGATATACAATGAGTACTAATGGATTAGTTGCACACCTTACAAAAGCACTTCAAGAAGCAATTACAAAGATTGAAACTCTTGAATCAGAAGTCACTGCTCTCAAAGCAAAAGTTGGTTAGAAAAATAAAATAAACATTCGTCCTCACATAGATAATGTGCTATACTAAATGTATTCTAATTTACAATTATGTACGATCCTCAAGTAAATGATTATGTTCGTTGGACTACGGAGTTAGGAGCAGTTCATGAGGGGTGGGTGTATTATAAAGGTAAAGCACATGATAATGAAAAGAGAATAAAAAATGGGTGGATACCCTTGTCAAATTATATAACGATTGAAATTGCAACCAAACCAAGACCACAGTGTAACGTGTCTACATTCTTACATAAGAGGATTCACGTTTGCTTATGTTGTTATGAGGACAACTGGAATCAGTTGGAGTTCATGAGGAGAAGAGTATCAAAGCAAGATGATCGTGACCCAGATGAAGCAATTAGTTATGGTGCATACAAATCTCAACAGCACCGACCACTTGACGTTCAATAAGAAATAGAGTATAATTTAGTGTATTAAATACACATTCAAATGTCAAACAAAAGTAAGTTAAGAGCTCAAATCAAATCTAATGCGTATTATATTTTTTGGGGTGCTGCGACTGCTGCTGTTATAGCAGGGCAAATTTATATTGGAATTGGTTATCGTGTGATGACTCAAAGTCTAATTGATCTTACAGAAGTTTTCACTATCATACAGGAAAGAGATGATTTAAAACGCTATCCAAATGTTTACTAGGTATAATTACTTCGTGGTGGTGCTAAATAATTATAACAAGGTAAAATGTTATAGTTAAATGAAAGACAAGGAAGCAGCAAAAAAGATTATCAAAATCTCAAAGAAAGACCCTAACTTCTATTCAAAAGCAGATGTAATTTATGCTAAAATGATAAAGAAAAGGATCAAGAAACAAAAAAAGAGTCTCACAGGAGAAAAAAATGAGTGATGAACCCAACGATTTATGGGAAGATATGAAAAAATTAAATGTTCTCTATGAGGAATTAATGTGGGATACCAATGATGTATTAGATTTCGTTGCTGATTATCAGAACAATCAAATCATCATCAAAAACAAAACAATGGAAGAAAATGAAAACTAACAAAGATTCGTTGCAAATTACTATTAATGATGATGGTTCAGTTTCGTTTGATTGGGATAAAAATGACCCTAAATGGAATTGGTTAAACAATCTTTCGTCAGAGGAAATACAAGAGATGGTTAAAAAAGAAATGTATGGCAGTTAGAATACTGTCACATACGTGGTTGCAAAGGATTTTTATGTGATACAATTAAAGTAATTAAGTAATTATTATGACAACTGAAGGTAAAAAGATTTCACTTGCTGATGTTCAACAATTTATTAGTGGTGCATCTTTTCAAGATATGAAGGAGATATTACTTTCAATATTAGTGTGGTTCAGAAAACATAATCTTGGAAATCCATTTAATTATAATCGTGCATTTGAGTTTATTTCCGCACTCACTCACGATTATGTGTTATTACCTGTTGGTGGTGGTTCTGATGCAGTTAATCCTGATGATGAAACTGATACGATTGAAATTAAAACTGCTAAGTATGAATTGACTAAAAAAGGAAATGAAAAGTCAATAGGTTTCCATTATAATGGAACTACAAGAAAATCAACTTTAGAGGAACAAAAAGAATACTGTTATGAAAAAATTATGAGAGACGAGTATCATATATGGGATATGATTGATTATGAAAAAGGTGCTTTAGTAAAAAGTATTAAAATAAAAAATACGGAAGTGTGGAAGTTGATATGGTCAAAATGGGAAAAATCATGGTATAATACAGGTGCAGCAGACCCTAGAATTGGAGGTACAATTACAACAAATGACCTTAAAAAGAACAAATCAGTTTATGAGGTAATCAATCATTAAAAATTTAGATAGTGGTAAGTTGATGTACTCACCTGGTAGTAATGATGAGTGCTATACACCTTTATATGGAGTAAAACCCATACTCAAGTATATCCCAAAAGATGCAATAGTCTGGTGTCCTTTTGATACATTTGAAAGTCATTTTGTAAGAGAAATATCAAAGACTAACAAGGTAGTAACGTCTCATATCTGGACAGGTCAAGACTTCTTTGACTATGAACCTGATAAGTGGGATATGATTATATCAAATCCACCATTTACAAATAAGAGAAAATACTTTGAGAGAGCATTATCATTTAATAAACCATTTGCTTTGATTATGACTAATACTTGGTTAAATGACTCAGCACCAAAACAACTATTCAAAGATAAAGACTTACAGTTGCTTATGTTTGATAAGAGAATGAAGTTTGTAAGTCCTGATGGTAGAGACAATGATAAGATTACATTCAGCAGTAGTTACTACTGTTGGAACTTCTTACCGAAGCAGATTATAATGGAAGAACTTGATGTGCCAAATAAAAAATCGTCACAAGCTATTTGCAATTCATTAACGGAACTGCTATACTAATATTATTAATGAGATTTTAATGAAATTACGTTCACATCAGTTAGATTCACTTGTTGCTATGCAGCAGTGCGATAAAGGTCAGATTATTGTACCCACTGGTGGTGGTAAGACAATGTGTATGATTGAAGATGCAAAGTATAGATTTAATAATACTAGAAGAACTATCGTTGTGGTTGCTCCTCGTATCTTACTTGCAAATCAGTTGTCAGCAGATTTTCTTGAGCATATTACTGACGTTAATGTACTTCACGTTCACTCAGGAGAGACACATCATACTAGCACTACAAAATCAGAAGAGATAAAAACATTTTGCATTTATCCTTTACACTTGCATACAATCATATTCACTACATATCATTCATTACATAGAATACAGGAAGCAGATATTGATGTTGATACAATCTATTTTGATGAAGCACACAACTCAGTTCAGAAAAACTTTATCGAAGCAGTTGAGTATTATTCAATATATGCACAGAGATCATACTTCTTTACTGCTACACCAAAACATTCTTTGACACCCAAGAAAGTTGGTATGAATGATACTGACATTTTTGGTCAGGTCATTTGTAATGTACCAGCACCTAAGTTAGTTGATGAGGGTCACATTCTACCACCTAAAGTCGTGGTCAAAAAGATTGACGTTACTGACGATAGTAGATTTGGTTATGAAAAAGACTGCGACCACATTATAGAAACGATTGATGAAGTTGATGTTAACAAAGTTTTGATATGTGCAAGATCAACAAAGCAAATCGTTAATCTAATTGCACTTTCAAAGTTTGTTGATGAGTTAGCATGGAGAGGTTACTCTTATATGTTTATCACATCAAAAACTGGTGGTGTGATTGATGGTCAGAAAGTAACAAGAGAAGAGTTCTTTGATGTTCTCAATGCTTGGGGTAAAACAGACAAGAGATTTGTAGTTTTACATCACAGTATCCTATCAGAAGGTATCAATGTCAATGGTCTAGAAGCAGTATTGTTTCTAAGGTCAATGGACTACATTGGTATCAGTCAGTCGATTGGTCGAGTCATTCGTAAGGGAGACATCACTAAACAGTTTGGTCTCGTATGTATTCCAGTATATGACAAGGTTGGTATTAGTACATCTAAGAAAGTACAGGCAGTTGTTGATACTGTATTCAAAGATGGAGAACCAGCAATCAGCATAGTTCGTAGTTAACTATGCTATAATCTAAACACTATTAATTAAAACAATGCACGATTCAACACTTGATTTATTTGCAAAAGTTGGTATTGATGCCAACGATATTGAAGCACTATCAGCATATTATGAAGTCACTTGTGACTATTATATGCAAGAGTTTCTAGGACTAGAGGATTTACTAGATTGAAGGATACAATACTATTCGGAGACTGTAGAAAAACAATCTCTACAATAACTGAACCAGTAAAAATGTGCGTCACTTCGCCACCATATTACGGACTTCGTGACTATGGTGGAGAGGAGAATCAGATCGGGCAAGAGAATAGTCCAGAGGAGTTCGTTGACCAATTAGTTGAAGTGTTTAGAAATGTAAGAGAAGTTTTAACTGATGATGGAACACTATGGATAAATATAGGAGATAGTTATTATAACTATCGACCTGGTAAAGGTCAGTCATATCCTAAACAATCAGTATCCAAAACTAAACAGGATTTACCAGATAAATGTAACAAACGAGGGAACAAATTACAAGGATTAAAAGAAAAAGATTTAATTGGAATCCCTTGGTTATTAGCATTTGCATTAAGGTCTGATGGGTGGTATTTAAGACAAGATATAATCTGGCATAAACCAAATCCTATGCCAGAAAGTGTAAGAGATAGATGCACAAAATCACACGAGTACATATTCTTATTAAGTAAAAATAGAAAATACTATTATGACAATGAAGCAATCAAAGAACCAGCAAAAGATTGGGGAACAAGAGATCGAACAAAAGGAAAATATCATAATGAAGGAACAGGACTACAACCACATAGCGGACTTACAAAATCATATCCAACAAAGAATAAACGATCTGTCTGGTCAGTAACAAATAAACCATATAGAGGAAGTCACTTCGCAGTATTTCCACCTGACTTAATTGAACCTTGCATATTAGCAGGGAGTCAAAAGGGAGATATAATTCTTGATCCTTTTATTGGATCAGGAACTACTGCTATGGTTGCCAAATCGTTAGGTCGGCATTATATTGGTTGTGAATTACATGAATCATATAAAGATTTAATAAGTGATCGTATATCACAGTACAGTATCAACTTGGAAAATTTTATGTAAGTGTGCCAGTTAGATTAGTGTCACAAGCTCCCTACATAGGGAGTTTTTTAATGTTAATATAATAGTGGGGAAACAAACCCACCAACATAAGACTTTCAAGGTTGCGTTCAATCGCATTTAAGTCGAACTTAAGCAGTTGGTCGTGTTTTGTTTCCTCTCGTCCTTTATTTGAAGATTATGAAATTCAATGTAACCGAAGTTGAGTTTGATTTTGATGATGATTATGCTAATGGATTCGAACTCACATTTGACGAGGAAATTGGATTAAGAGATTTAACACTTGGAGTCTGGGAAGCAGATGATGAGGACGATTTAATCGAAGAAATCACAGCAGCAGCAGGGTGGTGCATCAAAAATATTGATTATGAGATTCAACTCAAATAAGTATCAAATGATACAGAATTGCTCCCACCAGGATCGCCTGTAAGGTGCTTGTTTTTATGTCTAGGTATGATAGTAACCCCCAAAAAACAAGCAAATCAATCAAAAATGTGCCAATTTTATTTGTGTCACAAATTTACTATTTTTTCACTCATTTGCGATTATAATGAGTACATAACAAAGAGATTTTTCAACTATGTCAAAAGAAATGCTATTCTTATGTGATGTTTACGACAAGTGGTTAGATCAGAATGAACTACCACATAGAAGTGCGTGTGACATTCTTTATGGTCAAAATGCTTGTAAACTCACAGGCAATCAAAAATACTGGTTGGAGAGTTTTATCTCCACTTGGGATATTATTAATCAAACAACTTAAACAAATGAAAGCAACAGTAACATTCGAAATATCAGAAGAAGAAATTGAATTATTCAAAGATAATCTTCATTTCTTTACTGATGAAGTTGACCTTAATGGCAACAGTTGTTCAGAAGAGAGAGCAATCAATCACTTGCTAGGTTGTATCAGAAATGAGAACATACGCAATATTGAATACCTTAACAAACCAATCCGTCCAGTTCACATTT